GCTCCTCCTCCTCGTCGTGGTGGGCGTGGCTTGGTTCGTCGGTCGGAGGGGAAGCTTCAGCCTCCGGCTCCTCCTCCTCGTCGTGGTGGGTGTGGCTTGGCTCGTCGGTCGGAGGGGCTTCCACCTTCTCGTTGGAAGCGTTCGAGGTCACTTCGTGGCTATCCTCGTGATTCGCGGAGACATGTTCCGTCGCATCTTGATCGATCGTGTCCATGTGAAGCTGTCGTTTGAGCGTGCTCGCCAGTCGCTCGATATTCTCCGTAGAGTGCGGTTTGGCCACGTATTTCCCACGTTCGAGGATTTCGCACGCGATGTCTTTGTACGGTATGTGCTCGCGAATCGTAGCCATAATGGAACGCTTCATCACATCTCGCGCTTCTTGCATGTAACGATGGCGTTCCTTCCCGCGATGACCCGCATAGAACATCATTGGTTTTCGCCAAAACTCACGAGCCGCGTGAACGTAGCATTTGTGCACGAAACTGTGGCCCTTAGGGAGTAACTCCGAACGTATGGCGCCTTGAGACAGTTTGGCGGCGGTGGTCACAATCGCCGTGTGGATGAGCTTTTCCAACCAATCACAATCGCTAACACGCTCGAAACGTTTGAACTCGTTCTCCAAAATCATGTCGTTCCATTGTGGAATGTTCTCCAACGCGGTCTGAAAATCGCGAAGCAGCATCTTCTTGTTCTTGCAGGTACGGTACACCTCGTCGTATATCGAGACAAACCCCTGCATAAACAAAGGCACGCACCGGCAGCAGAGCTCGTCCGCGTATTCGTTCCCGCTCATGGTTTATATGTTCGAACAAGAATCTACTAAGCTAATTTACGCAACGGACGAAAGCGAGTGCGTGTAGGGATTGTCTCGAAAGGGGGTCAGCAAGGATGGATCCAGGCGTTGATCGCGGGCGTTGGAGATCGGCTCTCGTGTAGAACAAGCGTCTAAGGTGGTCGCGGACGATTGATAGATGCGGTCCACTCGGGCCCCGTCCGTTTGTACGGAAGGACCGCGTTCCGACGTAAGATGCACGGATTCGGAACCTTGTGTCACTTTGGTTCCGCTAGCGGTCGGAACGGATCGGACCAACGTGCCCTCGCGATCGGCGTTGATGATGGCGTTATAGATCGCCTCGTATGACGTGGCCGCTTCCACCTCTCCGTGTCCGGCCATTCCGAAGTGTTCGTTGTCGGAGGTGATTTGCTTGGAAGTAATCGGGGCTTGAGGGTTGGTAGTGCGGTAGCCGTCGGCGTTCTCTCGTTCGGGTTGTCCGGCGTAGAAGTTGTCCGAGGTGATTTGTTTGTTCGTCGGATTGGCGTACATGTTGGTGGTGCGGTATCCGTCCCCGTCTTGGGCGGCGCCCACCGCCCCCAACGGAACCTCGCCGGTAGTGGTTTCGCGCACGGTGGTTTTGGCGATATCGCTGGGATCGTACACGGTGGACTTGAAGGCGCCTCCGCGCATGTTCATGGAGCGATCAGGTTCGTCTCCGGTTTCGCGTACGGTCACCCGCGCCTCGTCCTCCGCGGTAGCGTATCCTCCGGGGAGAGGACGCACAGGACCGGTCCTCGTGTCGTGTATGTTGGTCTCTTTGATCGTCGTCCTCGCGACGTCGTTCGGATCGTACACCGTGGTCTTCTCGTAGCTGCGCATGTTCCCCGTTCGGGCGTCGTGAATAGTGGTTTCTTTCACGGTGGTGCGCGCCACGTCGTTCGGATTGTGCACGGTGGGTTTGTGAGCGACGATCGCCTGAACCGGACCGTATTCGCGTGCGTTCTGCACGAGGTACTCGCGCGTAGTGGGACGGATCGCGTCCATAATCGGCGCCGCCATCGCCTTGACTATCGTGGACAGCATGCTCGACACTCCGGTGTGCGTTTCGTTGTTGCGTTGTGTGTCGTACACCATCATCCCCGCGCGACCGTAGTCTCCGTGGGTTTTACGATTCGCTCCTCTTTGGGAGCGAACGTCGAACCCTCCGTGTTGTGTACGTGCGCTTGCGCGCACGTCGGGGCGTTTGGCTCCCTCGGCGACGTACAGATGCGCGGGCCCGGTGTGCGATCGCACGAACCGTCGGTTGGTGGGGCGTACGGTCGGACAGGATCGCGCGGTGTTTTGGCTGACGCCGCTCGTGGGGATCATGTCGGACTCGCTCATCTCCACGAACGTGTCGGGCCGATTCTTTGCAACCGACGCAGCCGCACCTCTGCGAGCGGGCCCCTTTCCGGAGAGCACGCGACCTTGGTAGGTGTTTTTGGGGCGTGTCTTCGCGCGCAACTCGTTTACGGACGGATACATTTTCAAATCGCGAAAGTTGTCCTGATGAAATCCCCCGGCTCCCGCCACAGGATTCGTGTCGCGCGTGCCGGGACCCACTCGAAGCTGCTCTTGAGGCAACTCGTTCGTGCGCAGACGCGAGTTCTCCATACGATCCAAAGAGCGCGTGTAGAAATGCTGCTGAGAAACACCGATGTGGGGGCTCATGTCTCCAAAGTTTCCCGTCTCGATCTTATCGGGTTGGTCGCGAGTCACACCGGTGTGGTTGCGTAGCACCACATCGTTTCCCCGGTCCAAATCGACGTTTTGTGACAATTTTGCACCAAAAAAAGGCACCATGTTGTTGTGTGTAAACTCTTCCATCGGAGCGTCCGCGAGACGACTGTACGCCGCCATCCCGAAGCCTATATTATTTTAGCAGCATATTTTATCTTCCGGAAGATAACGCCGTCAAAATGTGCGCGGCGTCCTCCATTCGTTGCGTGGATATCGACAACGTTTCGTCGTCATCGATGTAGTATCGATACAAACATTTGTTCGTGTCGTTGTCCATGTATCGTTTGATCATGTGATCTTTCACGGCAAGCTGACACAACGCGGACTCCACCGAAGCGTGTTTGGTCTTACCCGGATACTGTCGCAGCTCGTTACGATACTCTCTTTGGAAAATGGTCCAAACTTCCTTGGAGGTGAGAGGGATGCGTGTTTGCAGGAGAATCTGAAACACGCCGCCTTTGTAAAATCCAGTCATGTTGACACTCGAATCGATCGGAGGAAGTGGTCTCTACGCCTAATGACCCCTCGCTAATATTTTTCGTCGTTTTTTTTTCATCTGATAGACTGTCCACATGTTTAAATCAATTACGCATCAAGAGCGTTCGAACATGTCCTCCAAGTACCCGAAGCCGTTCGTGGTGTGATCGTTCGGGTCGCGCACGTCGTTGCCCGTCAACACTACCCCTTGCAGCGACAGCACGCCGTTGTGCGAATCGTACGTATGATCCTGCACGATCAACAACTTCATCCCGGAAAAAAGCAGCGTGCGTACGATATATTGCGACGACGCGTTGTCTTCCAGATCCAAGACGCTCATGTGAATCTTGTCGAAGTTGATATCATCCGATGGTATGGGCGCCGTCCTCAGGTCGAACGTGTGTCGAACGTCGGTGTGCTTGATGTGATCGCACACGTGATTGAATCGTACCCCGCGGTTTTTTCGAACCGTTGTCATTAACTGCATGATGTTTCGCATGCGCGTCGTGTCGACGGTAGCAACCATATGGTGCGGTTGGGTTCCGGGCTGAACGGAAAAATAACGGCCTTTGTCGTCGACAATAAAGGTTAACGACAAAGGCAACGAAGACATGGTTGAAAAGGTGAGCTCGTTTCGCTTTATATTGGATTATAATTTAATCGCGATCTACAACTGTTTGATCTCGCAACACGGACGCCAATGCAACATCGGCGGAGTGTCCTTGTCGTCGATCGGCTTCCACGCGCGCTCGATGTCGGTGTAGCAAGTGGGGTCCGCTCCGTTCGGGACGACGTTGTGCTGATCTTCCGGCGTGGAGACGCACGGGCGATGGTTGTCGCGCACGATCAGCTTGTTTTGGACGTTCGTTTCGAAAGGCATCAAGGCCCGTTTTTGCGGATCGGTGCACAACCACTCCCAACGATTCCAACCGGTGCCTCGAAGGGTGCACGGGGGATTGCTAAGCAGCGTGTCCTCCGCGGACAGAAGGTCGATCTCGGCCTCGGAGGGTAGGGTATCCACTTGACAGTAGTCCTGCGAGAATTGGGCGTCGGGGCACTTGCTCGCGGCTCGATTCAGACCCATCAACTCGGAGTCGACGTCGACCAACGGACGCGTCTTGCATCGTGCCACCCCGGTGCTTTGCGCTCGAACGTGCGGAGAGCTCACGAACGTGTCGGACGGACGCAGCGTGGTGTCCAGCATGTATTTTCCCACCGCGAGCGACTCTTGCAACGATTTGTCGTACGCGCAAGGATCGTAAGAAAGAGCGGAGAAACTCATACGTGATTACTTTAATATCAACATAATTTTTATTTTTTGCCGCTGCACTGCGACAGATGGCGCATGCGAGTGTCCAGCACGGGGTGCTCCACCGGTTTGATGTACTCCTTCCCGGCTTGAGCGCCGCCGTGTTTGAACTGCGAGCAATGCGTCACGGGGACCGTCTGCCCGCGGAGGCTGTTCTCCAGGTCCACGAGGTTTCCGTTGATGTGAGACACGTGCGTACCCCCCACAATGTTGATGTCCGGGCGACATTTGCCGGTGTGTTCGTACTTCAACGGATCCAGCGTGTAGTTGATGGGCGCGATGCTTTGCGCGAGGGCTTGACGATAGGAGCACTCGTCGTATACCAAGCGGTTCATTTTAAGTGGTTATTTGCTTAATCGATAGATAAAAAATAGAAAAAAAACGTTTTATTTAGAGCATCGGCGCACCGCATTGACGTTTGGACCACACTCCTTGGTCGAAGGCGTAACCGTTCTTCTCCATGAACTCCTTCTGTTTCAGTGTGTCGCGCGTGCTCTCCCCACCGCGCGTCCACGAAGGGATGATGTGGCGCGGATCTTGCACGGTGTTTCGCAAGCAGGGGATCATCGGGAGAAACTGGCTTTGGACGTGATTTCGCTCGCACTCGTTGGACTGGTAGGTGTTCTCGCCCTGCTGAAGAGTGCTCTCCGTCTCCGGGCGAGCCTCTCCGTGAGAGAGGTCCGGCACGGCCTGGAAGGTGCGCTGAATCAGTTGGTGGCGACCGCGATCGTGCGTCATCGGGATGTTGCGCATGCGGCTGTCCTCGTCGATGACGCACGCGGACGCCACCCCGTATCCGTTACGAATCCGCATGAAATTGTCGGTGTAGAACTCCTCCAGCTCGCCGGCCGCCTTCTCGCAGGCTTTCGGCTCCGCGAGATTGGTGCGGTAGCTGTTGAACAGGTGATACGAAAACACGTCGAAATTCTCACGCTGACGCGCGTCTTGCGCGCACGGATCCGCCTCTATACGATCGGTGTGATCGAATTGACGCGTCATGGAGGTGGTTGGTATTTATCTTACGTGCTGTTTTTTTTTAAGAATTCCTAGGTGTGAAGGGGCAACGAATCCCCTCGCCCTCTTTGCAGGTCTTCCCTTCGATCCCGTACAACCAATTCGCGAACTCTCCCTGCGCATTCGGGATCGTCGTGTTCGGCATGGTGTAGTACTGACGCAGCGACGCGTCGCGCGACAACACGTCCGACACGCCTTGATACAGACTTTCGTTACGAGCGACGTCGACGGGCTTGTTCTCGCGATATCGAGCGTCCATCTCCGGATGGATGCGCGCTACCGCGCACGCTTTCGCACGTTTCGGATTGCCGATGTACTCGTCCATCGTGACGTTCATGAAGGGGTTGTCGCGCGTCGGGCGAGTGCACTCGCTCGGCTCCTCCTCGGAAGGATGCGAGGACTCGTGGTAGTCCTCCTCCGACGACGACCGGTGCGCGGACAGCAACGCGTAGGATCCGATCGCGACGAGCACCAACGGGTACGTGCACCGCATACTCGCGGTGACGAAAAAACACACGATGCTCACGTACATCACCAATCGTACGACACGATTCAGTCGAGATTCGTATCCCACGTCCGGGGAGGGAATCACGTCGAACAAACGAGTGGTGTGGAAAAAACCTGCAGGATCTTCGTACCAAATGCGCTCACGCATCGACGCTTTACTTCTACAGAGAAGGTTTTTTTTTGTTGGCCAGCTTCTTGCGCAACCGATCGCGCGTGGAGGTGTCATTCGGCGGCATTGGAGGCATGCCGTCCTTCATCATGTCGAAGATCCCCGCCATCATCCCGCCGTGACCGGATTTGTCCAAGGACCCGAGCATGCTCATCGCCTCCTGCATGAGTTGCTCCTGATCGATCTCGCCCTTGTCGAGCTTACTTTGGATGGTGTCCCCTACCGACTGAATCAGATCTCCGAGTACGCCGTCCCCTCCACCGGTGAGCAACGTCTCCGGACGCATCAAATCCTCGGGGTTCAGCTTGGACACGTCCACGTTCTGAGAGATCTCGCGCGCCAACGCTCCGATCTTCGTGTTCTCCAAAAAGCTCATGTCGAAAGGCAACTCGCCTTGGGACGATGGAGCGGACGACGTCGAGGAGTCGCGAAGAGCTCGTACACGCTCCAAAATGTTCGCGAGTGTGTCGTCCAACACCTCGTCCAGTTCGGCCTCCTCCCCGTTGAGCAGACGGAGCGTTTTGGAGAGTAGCAACGCGCGATCGTTGTCCGTCAACGCGAGCTCCGCGCGATCGAAGTACAGGATCGTGATCAGCAGATACAAGTAAAACTTCACGGTACGACGGTCGGCGTCGTTCTCGCGAACGATCTTGTGCACGATGTCCCGCACCGTCACGGTGCGAAAGATCTGCAGTTCGAGGACACTCTCCGCGTCGAAGATGTCCTCCTTCGTCTGCAGCGCGGACCACACATCCTCGGTGATCTGAGATCGTAGGAAATCGATGTACTCGTTGGAGCTCTTGTCGAAGACCTTGTAGTGCTCCTTGAGCGATTGGCGTACGCTGTCGTCACGATGGCGGATCTCTTTCAAAAAATTGAGCAGTATGCGATTGAACACGACCGTTTGTTGGCTTTCGAATCCCATATGAAGGTTACTTCCATGTCGCGCACTCAAGCTTTAGATAGATATTCTTAATCGCTTCGAAGTTTGCGAGAAAGAAGGACCAAGATTTTGAAGTAGTTCCACACGGCCAGGTGATCGTTCTCGGACATGTCCGCCCAGTAGCTGCGTAGTTTCGCCAGCAGCGTCTCCGTAAAATCCACGCTCGTGTCGACGTCCGCCATGGTTTGTATCTTCGCCTCCAGCAGTCCGGGGTTCACGAACACGCTTTCGTCGCGCGCCAGCAACGCGTCTCCATACGGAATCGTGACGAACTTGTGGAACATGCGCTCCGCCTTACGCGGATCCACCACCAACGCCATACTCACGGACGTTTTGAAGGTGGCCACATCGGCGTCCTTGGGGTAAAGCGCGAGCAAATCTCGAGCGAACTCAGTCAACTTGACGTTGAACGTCTCCACTAATGCATTTTTGTCCTCCATGCGCGGTGTTACTAGAAGATTGTAGAATACTGCTTAAATCATTATCTCGTTGCGCAATGAACTGATCGTAGTTGACAATGCGCTCTTTGTCTTCGTCCGTAGGCGTAGGAATCGTACTGTCGCCTTCCGACAAAAAGTTGTACGCGTGCGACATCCCGTTGGTGTTGGTGTCGTCGCCAAGATAGGAATAGCAGTCCGAGAGCCCGGACATCTCCTTGATCATGAACGGATTCACCTCGTTTCGAGCACGCAGATAGTCGAAGAGCGCGTCGTCTTGATACAGTTTCTTCTCGTGGGAGAGGAGCGTCGGGACACGATCGACGCACTTCGGGAGATTGGGCGCGTTCGCCACGTCGACCATTAGGTAACGATTCGCGTCTTTGGGAGAAACGAGCGCGATGGCCTGCTTGCACCATTCGCAATCTCGACTGACAAAGATGACGTCTTGACGCGACATCGGATAAAAATTGATTTTAAATAAATAGCTATGTTTTAGATATCTACGCCTATCCGCAGAGCCATGTTCGAGATCACTCTTCTTCGTGGGCAACAACATTTGGAGGTGCGCATTACGAATGTCGACCTTTCGTTGGTCAACGGGATTCGCCGTGTGATCATGTCCGACATCCAAAACGTGGGCTTTCCCTTCGACGCGTCGTACCACGGAGATCATCCGCCCGTGCTCATTCATACCAACAACACACCGCTGCACAACGAGTTCATCATGCACCGCATCAGCATGATCCCGGTGTGCGCATCAATGGAGGAGATCGACACGTGGGACACCGACCGATACCGTTTCGAGATCGATCGGATAAATCAAGACGCGACCCCGCATCTGCCCGTAACGAGCGCGCACATCCGTGTGTACGACAACGAGGCGAAAAAGTACGACGACGCGATCGCGAAGCGACTGTTCCCGGCGTGTCCGATCACGGGAGACCACATCTTGATCACGAAGCTCAACTCCGCGAAGAACAGCCGATTCTATGCGGAGATGCGTGCGGAGGTGCACCCCGCCTCCACGAACGCCTCTTTCGGAATGGTCAGCACCTGCTGCTTCGGAAACACGATCGATCCGGAGGCGGCCCAAAAAGCGCGCCGAAGTCTGGAGATGCAGAACAACGAACTGGAGGAGGACGAGAAGGAGGCGCTCCTACGAAAGTTCGATCATCTCGACGTGCAGCGCAAGTTTCACGTGAACAAGTACAAAGAGCCGTGCTCCTTCGACTTCGTGGTGCACTCGGAGTGCGCGGTGTCCGCGAGCGAGATTTTCACCCGAGCTTTCACGATTTTGGCGGACAAGATCGAGCGCATCGCGGGGGACGACGTCGGACGCTATCAGTTGGAGGCGGACAAGATGTACAGCGTAACCATCGAGAACGCCGGGCACACCGAGGGGAACATCGTCCAATCCGTGCTGATCAGCCATCTGATGCGCGACGACAATTCGAACGAGATTCCACCGGAACTGCTCGACGTCCGACTGTCCTACATCGGATACACCGTGCCTCACCCTTCGGACAACGTCGTCATGATCAAGTTCGTGGGCAAACGGATCGACTCCCTCGACTCCGCTCAGAGATTCGTTCGCGCTGCCGCGCGATACGTCGCAGACCATATACGCTCGCATGTCGCGAAGGATTGGATTAAAACCTACGCTAAATATAAAAAATGAGCGGAGACCCACGCCCGTACGACACGGCGTACTCCATATCAAATTTGATGGTGTGTCCTCGAAACGATGAGGAGAATGACACGTGGTTAGCCGCATTTCTTTTTGCTATTAACGAGGCGAACTTTCGTTCGGCGTCTTCGAGACGTCGCCGCACCATCATGCGCAAGTACCGTGAGGTGATGGTCGCCATGTTGGAGCGTGCGATGAAGGCGAAGCGCGTCAATCGAGAGGTGCAAGAGTTCCTCAAAAAGTTTCCCGACGCGATGGACAATCTTCGCGACGAAGAGGCCCCCGTTTCCAAACCCATGTTCACCTTTCTGCTCGCGCGCGTCGTGAAGAAGCGCTCCTTGATTTTGACGTTTCGAGAGGGCGCGATCGTGGACCGGTCGTTGCTGGAGGAACCCGTGCCGCCGATGGTCCTAATCGATGTGGACGCCTCCGAGGTCTCCGCTCCGATATACGAGCCCGGAGAACCGCCGGTGTACGTGTTCGAGGTGGGACATCGCGTATCCAATCTGATCCTCACCACAACCACCCTGCCATTGGAGGACTCTCCGACAACCGACGAAGCCGACACGAACGCGACCGATACGGTGGTCGAGACCGAGAACCGCAACGAGCCGGTCGTCGAAGTGCGTCATGTGGACGATTTGATCTTCGAGGAGTTCGAGGGCGATTTGGAGATCGATCGCGAAGCACCTATCTCGATCGCGAATATGGATCAAACGCACCTTCAAACGGATCTACAACAGTTGGTCCCCAACCATCCGGACGTGGCCTCCTACGCACGACTGTTCGATACTTCCTCCAAGAAGCCCCCTGTGTTTCCGACACGATGGCGTCCGATCGTTCGGGTCGACACCTACACGAAAGAGATCCCTATCGTGCGCGACTCGGGTAGAGACTACCGCAATCGAAGGGCGGATTTCAAAGAAGCGCAACCCGGCAAAACGTTCGTAGAGGCACCATACAGCCAGCAGGACGAACTCGCTCAAGGCACACCGTTGGACGCACATTGTCCCAACGCAGTAAACGCGGTGTTGGACACCTTCGGTCAGGAGTTCGAGAGACCGTTCTACATGGACTTTCCCATGTTCTACGACCGCGAGGAGAACAGCGATCTCAAACTCGAATTCTTGGAGAAACTCACCCTTGCGGAACTTAGAAAGCACGCCTTGATTTACGACGTCCCCTTCGTCAAAAACAAATCACGAATGTGCGAGCGTATGAGACCGTATGTGCGCGACATATACAGAGGAGTGATCAAACCAATGCCAACTCATCAGCGCGTCATGGACTGCATGTACGAAACCATCCCCGCTCCGTATCGTGCACCTCCGGTTTCCCCGATGGTGTCCGCTCGATTTCTATGCGACGATAGCGTACGAACGTCCGGGTTGGCCCACGCCGTGTCGAAATCCGATTCGTTGGTCGTGTTCGACATGGACAGTTACGACTCGGTACTATCGGAGGTGGTCGCGTATCTTCCGACGAAATGCGAGATGCGCTTCTTCAACCGCGAGGATCGCCTCACTCTTCGCGGGACCATCGTGGAGTTGATCTCGGATTCGATCCTTCGAGTTCGCGGGGAGGACGACGTGGATCGGTTCTACAATGTCGAACGATTCGAGGACAACTACTTTTTCCTGTATCCGGACACCTACGGATCCGACGCGTACCGCTACAACAAACACGATCTCGCGCGACACAACATCGTATTCCGTTCGCTAGCGCTCACACCCGAAGATCTGCACGCCCGTATCGGGATGACCGTGGAGCAGTTCTTGCATCTCTATCGCTTGAAGGCTTTCGAGGACACCCCTTTCCACCACGAGTCCGTGCTGACCGCGGTGGAAAGGGTCTTCGGTCTTGAGTTTAGTGACTTGACCGCGCAAGATGTGGGGAAGTTGGAGATCACGGAGCTCGACTTCCAAAAAACACAATCCAAGAAGCAGACCATCAAACAAATCCCCACCAAATTCACCGAACCCGTCCCCAAATTCTTGACTCGAAAGCTACTGAGAGACGTGCGCGAAGACGCCACCGTGTTGGAGCGAATGCACGAAGTGACGCGAGACAAGCGTTTCTTCTCGCGCTTGGTGGAATTTATCGCCTCCGACTCGAAGGAGACAGCGAACATCCGCGCTCCTTCCGACGCGAGCGACCCGATCGCCCCTCCTCCGCTTCGACTACAGTTCGACTCCTTCGAGGAGATGCGCGCCTATCGTGAGGAGCTCCGTCCGTTCTTGGATCAACAAGCGAACGCCAAACTGCGGAACGACGCGCTCGCGTTGCAGTTCGCGCAGCAGAACAGCGAGGCCATCTCCGTGGAGCACGCGGAGACGGCGATCGCGTACGAGCATTTCGCGCGCGGCGTCCCCAAAGTATCCCCTCGCGCGTTGACGGTCGAACACGACGAGACCCTCTGTGTGCGAGGAGAGATCGAGGACAGCAGCCAAGTGATCTTCGACGAGTCCGACGCGCTGCCCTTCGCCGACGAGATCCGTACGAACCGTGGCACGCACGGCCAAGCCGCGAGGATCTTGCACGTCCCGGTAACGAAGCAGGAGGCGGCTCGGGTGCAGCATCAGACCGTGCTACTCTCTCGCATCCTTAAGAAGATGCTCGAACGCAAGCGCGGAACCACCCGTCCTCTCGGAAACTCGGAGGAAACGCAAATGGAGGAGTTCGCGACGATATGCGGAGAGTCCGCGATACTCACCGTACTCGTCCTCTTTCGGCGACAAATGTTGGATCGCTTGGTCCCGGAGCACGCGCACCGTTTCATGTTGGATGGGCCTCCGTTGACACCCAAGGTGCCGCGGGGAGTGGTGCCGTACTTCGCGAGCGTGCTCTCGTCCGCATACGGAGCTACGAACCCCTTCTTCAAAACCGTCGCGAACACCGAAGCGACCCTCACGTTCGCGGTCGGATTCTACGCGAACGAGAATCCCAGCATAAAGGAGGTGCTGTCGCGACGCGCGACGCAAAATCAAGCCGCGATCAAATCCCAACGTTCTCCGGCTCCCTACAAACCGTACGCGAACGCTCCGTTGTTGAAACAGGTGGAAACGAGCGCGATACGCGCCGCGGTCGATCCGTCCTTCGTGATGTACCCTAGTCGAACCACGTCGAACCGAAGGCGTCGCTTTTGTTACGAAGCCACGGCGAGCGCGGTGCGTCCTTCGAAGAAACGCAGTGTGTCGCGCTTGGAGGAACTGTCAAAAATACGTTTGGCACCGATCACGGACTCGAAACCGCCGGAGGTGGAGGCGGACGATCCGGATGCGCTCGACGAAGAGTTGACCAAGATGGTGGACGACATGGAGGACGTGTTCGACCTGCGCCCCTTTTTGGAGCTCGTGTTGCGAGATGTCCCCCCGCGCAAAGTGACCTTCAGCGTGAATAAGGAGTTGGCCTTTCTGCTTTACGAGAGTGACACCGCCCTCGACGCGAAGATGGTGCGCGATCATCTCGTGCGCTCGGATCCTCTCCGATCCCATCTCTACAATGCCGTCGCGTGCGTACGCACCGTGCATGGACTGTTTCGAGCGCTCTTCCAAGGCTTTCGCCCTCCGATCGATCCGGATCGCAAAGCGATCTACGACGATTTGGTCCGCATCGTTCGCAAAGGGTTCGATCGCATCGTGACGGAGGGGCAACAGGAGCTCGTCGAGATCGACGCCATCAACAAACGCGTGGAGCTCCTTCGTGAGAGAGACAAGCAACGGATGCTGAAATCCTATCAGAACATGGACGCGGAGCAGCGTAACTTGATCAAAATGTTGAAGGACTCCGTCGGATTGGAGCTAGAACAGAACGAGGAGGAAGGAGGAGGAGGCGGTGCCGACGACTGGCGAGAAGACGCCGGAGAGAACGCGGAGGAGACGGCGGACTAAAAAAGACATATAACATAAAACTCCCGCTCGGATGATGAAGAGTCGTATTTTCTACAGCGCCTTGTGCTTGATCGTAGTGATGCTGCTGCTCGTCATCGCTCGTCCTCGCGTGATGTTCTCCGTAGACGGGACGCCCAAAGAGTTCGGGCTGGAAGAGCATCAAACCATGTACTCGCTCGGTTTCGTGAGTATCGTGTCTGCGATCGTACTCTTCTACTTCTTCAGTCTCATGGATCTTATATTCAGTTAAATAAAGCGCTCTTGAGTAAAGGAATCCCTCTTCCATGGATTTTGAAAGATATCTCCTTTTGCGCAAGCAAGTCGAAGACCGACCTAAGTTGGGCGCCGTCGAAGACACCCCCACCCATTTCGTGGTGGTGGTGAAGGATCACACCCTCCGTGTTCCTAAGGGAAAACATCGTGTCCGCGCGTCGCTTCTACGCAGTCTTCTGAAGGAACGCCGCGACGTACATCGGTCGTATCTCGCGGTTCGAGGCACGTACCTTCGCACCCGAGGCGACAACGTGGACTTGGAACGTCGAGTCCGCGAAACGATAGACGCCCTCGCATCCCTCGACGCTCGCATCGCCAACGTACGATCGTCGGCACCCTCCATGTTCGTCAGCGAACGTCCGTCGGATGCTCGAGATTCGACGCCCGTATCGACCCCGACGCGCGACAAAACGGTCGACAAACTGCGCGAGGCGTCTCGCAACGGGCCTGAGAACGCGCGTCGCTTCTTGTTCAACACCTACCAGGAGTGCGTGTCCTCCGCCTCCTCGAAGCCGTACTACATGAGCAAGAACGATCTGCTGAACGCGATCCGCGCACATCGCCCGGAGTTACTACAAAACAAGACGGTGAGCAAGCTCACCAAAAAGGAGCTGTGCACTTTGGTGCTCGGAAAAGTCTCCGCATAAGAGTAAGAGACATGGATCGTTACCTCGATTTGCATTTTTTTGTCGGAGGGTTCGCGGTGGGTATCCTCGCGGTGTACGCGATGCGCCCTCCGATGCGAATCGTGCACAAGTTTCCCTCTCCGGACAACGTGAGTCGAACACTGTATCACGACGCCGCGGGGGACACCTGCTATCGGTACGTCGCGGAGCCTGCACAGTGCGACGCGAACTCCGCACCGCAACCAATCGTGGAAGCTTAAAATTTTGTAGGATCTATATAACAAACCCATGGAGTGGATGCGCACCGTGGCCGGTCGTCGATTGATCTCGGTGATCTTAGGGTTAGGTCTCGCCTCTTTGTTTCGCGAAGCGTGCACCGACGATCGTTGTCTCGTGGTGCGTGGTCCCAAACTGTCCGACGTGTCC